AAATATAACTGGTCAAAGATTAGAGGGCTAAAAGGCGACCAAGGAATTGCTGGAAAACAAGGTTCAGATGGAAAAACACCATACTTACACATAGCGTATAGTAATAGCGCAGATGGTAGCAAAGATTTCAGCGTTGACAGTCCTAAACGCGATTACATTGGTCAATATACAGATTATAGTAAAGCCGATAGTACAGATTATAGGAAGTATACTTGGTCAAGGATAAAAGGCGAAAAAGGAGAAGCAGCAGACACAACAGAGATTTGGAAAGAGATCGATGGTGTTAAGTCAGATTTAGGAGAAAAAGCCGATTCACAAACTGTAACAGACATTGAGTCAAAGCAACAGGAAATTGAAGTGTTAATTAGTCAGAAAGCAGACAAAGATAGCGTGACTAAAAGCTTTGTTGAGATAGAAAAGGCTAAGGCATACGCAGATACTGTGAAAAAAGCGTTGGAAAATGAGAGCTTGTCACTTCAAGACAGGATCAAGATTATTGAGGAGAATGTCGGAGCTGGTAAGCTTACGATTGAAGCTATAACGACATATTTCGATTTCGGTGAGGAGGGTATTCTCATTGGTAAAAAAGACGAAGCGGTGAAGATGATTCTTAAAAACAACGCACTTGAAATTATAGATGGTACTAAGACTGTGGCAAGATTTGCAAATTCACAAGTACAAGTACCGAATTTAAAGGTTGACGGTGTGCTGGAGTTTGGATATCACATGGTAACTAAGTACGATAATGGCTCTAACAAATACACTATTATTAAACCAATCTAGGAGGAATAAATGGCAACATATACTGGTACAGCGCCACAAAGCTTGTATGCGTATTTTAAATTGGATATGAATGTTATCAGTCAATCAGAAGCTGATAATAGCTCTACTATAAAATACAGATTATATCTTGAAAGTAGAGGCGGAGGAAGTGGGTATTCTCAAACAAAGAGGCCCACTTCTTTAATTTGTAATAATCAGACAATTGAGGACACTAGGACAACGTATAGTTTTGACAGGGGTGGAAGTTCTACATTGTGTAGTGGTACTTTTACTGTAAAACACTGGAGTGATGGGACAAAGTCTTTTGCAATTAAGGCAAGTGCAGGAACTCACAGAGGTACTTGTTCTTTAAGTGCTACTATGACTTTACCGACGATTGCAAGAAAAAAGCCAATGAGTATGAGTATGAGTATTGTCAATTCGGTGGCTGATGTGGTGTCTTTTGCTAATATTGGAGACGAAGTAACTATTAATATTACAAATATTGATGGAAGAAGTGGAGATATTAGATGGGAGACGGATATCTTTTCCGGATATGTGGGTAGTCTTACAAGTAGTACGCATTTCACTTTTAAGGCAAGTACATTCTCTGATGTATTCGGTAATGATTCTAGTGGATATGTGACTTTTACTGCTAGTGCTGATGATGGGACTAGTGTTTCAAAGACTATTACTCTTCGTGTTTTTGAAATAAAAAAACCAAACATATCTTATGTTTCTGTTCGTGAGGGTAACTCACAAGTTAGAGATGTGTTCGGAAGTGGCTCATTTTATACAAGCATTAGTGATATCAGTGCATACGTATCTGCTGAAGCGTATACTGGTGCAAGTATAGAAAAGTATTTGGCGACTTTAGATGGATACACGACATACTCAAATGGATCTACTATAAACATTGGTAGTGTATCTAAATCTGGAACAAGAAGTATAGACTTCGAAGTCGTAGATAGCAGAGGTCAAAGAAGTTCTTATAGCAAATATATAAGTGTTAAAGAGTACAATCCACCAACTGCTGAATGTAGTGTTACAAGGCAAGGAGAGAGATTAAACGCTTCTGTGAAGGTACAACATACTGTATCTGGTGGTAGTACTGATAATAATCTTTGTAATATTAGGGTTGAGGTTAGGGAACTTCCTAGTGGGAGTTTCTCAACGAGATACAGTGCAAACATAAGTATTGCATCTACTACTCAATCAGTGTATTTGGGAAGCGGTTATAAGGAATTTGCATCATATGAGGTTAGAGTAACTGCGACGGATAAGTTCAGAAGTTATACTGCTTTGGTTACTGTGCCTACTCAAGCTGTTGGAATTTCAATTAATCATAAGAGCAATTGTGTTGGAATAGGTAAGTTTCCAGATAAACTTGCAGGTGATAATAACCTAGAAGTAAAGGGAAATATTTTCGCACGAAATATTGAGGCTGATTCGGAGATTAAATCCCCGTCCGCAGAATTCGATCTTCTTTTTGTCAACGGTATGTTAATGATAGACGGTGAGACAGTGGAAACTAAGCCTTTTGCTTCATATAATACTGCTAAAAGACTTGATACTGATAGCACTAGGGATATTTATGGGATTGCTGATCTGGGAGAAATTACGTATCCTAATTCACTAGGTAATGGCGGGTATTCTGATTTTTATACTGTTAATTTTTCTCCTGCTATATCGGATATATCATATATTGGGGCTACGATAATTAAGTGTAGTGGTATCGGAATGGTGCTTCACGTTGTTGACTACGGTAGCTCATACTTTAAAGTTAGGGTTCAGAACTATTACAATAGATCTGCAACATCGGCTTTTAAAATCGCATATCACATAAGGGGGTCAATTTAATGATAAGTATTTATATAAACGAAAATAATACAAGATTTGAGTATTTGAGAGAAGACGGAGCTATGATAACTGGCACTGTGGATAAGCTAGATGATAAGTTGTCGGATATAGTAGCTGAGATTAAGAAAAAGAAAACAGTTGATGAAATCGAAGCAGAAGAAAATAAGTTGAAAGAAGCAGAAGCAATGACTGAGATTTTTGATAAGATGATGGAACTTGAAGAGACTATGAAGTCAATTCAAAAGTCAATAAATGCAAAGGAGGTGAAATAGATGGCTGATATGTATGCATATTTGATTATGAGGGGCAGAAGAACATTCAAGAGTGTTCCAAATTGCCTGAAAGAACGTGTTAAGAAGATACTTGTGGAACTAGGACTTGAAGAATTAGCAACTGAGGAGGAATAGATGGATGATATAAACGAAAAAGTCGGAAAGCTAGAAACAATAGTAGCTACTCATAGACGAAAACATAAAAGATATTAATTGTAAAATTAAAGATATGGAAAGTAATTACGATGCAATGGATAGGAGACTTATTATAGTTGAGCAGAACATTTCAAGCATAAATGCTAATACCACAGAAATCAAGAATGATTTAAAGGATTTGGCAAGAAAAAGAGAAGAAGACCACTATATTAAGCCAATTCAAAAAACAGAGTCGTACAAAGATAAAGTAATAGCGGCAACAATTACAGGCACTGTCGCTTTTATTATAGGTATGATTTTGCCGAAGATATTTGGTTAGGAGGAAGATATGACGATTAGAAGATTCGGTGTTGATATTTCAAGATACAACAGAAATGTCAATATGAAATTAGCTAAACAAAGCGGAGTTGAGTTCGTAATACTGAAAGCGGGGTCCGGAGCAAGAGGCGAGGATCCTTATTTTCAAACCAATTACAGAAATGCCAAGGCAGTAGGAATGCCTGTTGGTGCATATTGGTATAGCTATGCTATGAATGTCAACGAAGCCAAAGGCGAAGCTATCAGATTTATGAAATTGCTAGATGGTAAGCAGTTTGAGTATCCTGTTTATTTGGATTTTGAGGATCCATCTCAAAAAAATATAAGCAGGAGTACAAAAACAGATATGGCAATTGCCTTCATGAGTATTCTCGAAAAGAATGGATACTACACTGGTTTGTACAGTTCAGGTGACTGGATCAATAACAAATTCGATAGATCTAGAATGAAGAATTACGATGTGTGGATTGCACACTGGTATGTAAATACGCCAAGATGCTATAGAAGTTATGGTATGTGGCAATATACTAATAAAAAGCAAGTACCAGGAGTGCCAAGTACTGGAGAAGGTGGGGTGGATGCAAACTGGTGTTTTGTGGATTATCCAAGCTTAATGAAGAAGTTAGGGATAAATGGATACAAGAAACAAAAAGCTGAAGTGAAAGGATTATCAAAAATGGATGAGGAAAAATTACTGGATCAAATTAAACAAACGGTAGTAACTTATGAAGCAAAGGACTACGAATTAGCTGTGAAGATTGCTAAACAGCACAAGGCTGTATTAGTTCCTGCAGAGCTAAATATGGATTTTGGAAAGATGAAAAAATCAAAGGACACGATAATTGGAATCGGAAATTCTACAGGCAAAATTAGTGGAAAAGATTACGGGATTACTGGATATTGCGATTATTTAGTATCTAGTGATAAGGTTGACGAGTTTCTGAAAGATAGAAGTAAGTTTTTGAGGAGGAAATAAGAATGAAGTTAAGTAACAAAAGCTATGATTTATTGAAATGGATAGCGCAAATATTACTTCCTGCTGCTGCAACTTTATATGTAGCTGTGGCAGGAATATGGGGATTTCCATATGCAAAAGAAATTGCCGGAACAATATCTGCGGTGGACTTATTCTTAGGTGCTTTACTGGGCATAAGCTCCATGAATTACTATAAAAATAACTAAATGTAAAAAAACTATAAATTAAAAGGGGTCAAAAGCGACCCCTTTAATGATTAGGTTCATACAACTATTTCTAATTTACGTGGGTATAAATTTTGTGGTGTTTTT